ACTTGAAGGTATTGTAATGAAATTTAAGAACTTTATAACAGAACAAAAGAACACTCACATGACCCATATCGAGGATAAGGTTCTCTATGGGGGTGTGAACGGTACACGTCAAGCAATCAATGCACTACGTGAACTCCGTGATATGTTGTCTGGTCAGACTAAGAGTAAACTGTCAACCAAGTGGGACGGTGCTCCCGCAATCTTCTGTGGCACAGACCCTAGTGATGGAAACTTCTTTATTGCAAAGAAGGGTATCTTCAATAAGAATCCCCAACTCTTTAAGTCTGCTCAAGAGATTGATGCAGAACTTTCGGGTGACCTTGCGGTCAAGATGAAACTCGCATTGAAACACGTACCTGAACTTGGTATCAAGGGTATCATTCAGGGAGATTTCTTATTCTCAACAGGAGACACTAACAATGAGGTTATTGAAGGTGAGAAGTATACAACCTTTCATCCCAACACTATCATCTACGCAATCCCATATGAACAGGCAGCTGATGTACGAAAGGCAAAGATTGGAGTCGTGTGGCACACAACCTACACAGGTGATACTTTCGAGTCTCTTAAGGCATCCTATGGAGTGGACGTATCCAAATTTAAGACTTCGAAGAACGTCTGGTCACAGGACGCAATGTTAAGAGATGTGTCTGGTGCGACTCTTGATGCGAAGGAAACTAAGGAAGTTACGGAACACCTAAGTAATGCAGGTAAACTATTCAATCAGATTTCTGGTTCTACTCTCCGTGAGTTAGAAGGTAACAAAGACCTCGCAACACTGATTGAACAGTACAATAATACTTTTGTAAGAGCACAAACGATTATACCCAATAGTAATAAACACGTAACAGGTTTGATTAGTTGGGTTAATGAAAAGTTTCAGAAAGAGAAAGATAAGAGAAGCTCTGAGAAGGGTAAAGCAACCCAACAGAAGAAGTTGGACGAAATCATGAAATTCTTTTCACCAAAAAATAAGAAAAGTTTAGTTAGTATGTTCGATTTACAAAAGAGTATTGTACTTGCAAAACTAAAACTTATAAATAAACTTAATAGCATCTCTAAGATTGATGCGTTTGTTCAGACCAAAACAGGTTATAAAGTTAGAACAGGTGCAGAGGGATTTGTTGCTATTGATAAGTTGGGTGGTGATGCGGTCAAGTTGGTTGACCGTCTGGAATTTTCGTATAATAACTTCAGTCCAGATATACTGAAGGGATGGGATAAACCAAAGAGGTAAGTTATGTCCAAACCAATAGGACTCAAAGAATTCATTAAAATGAGTGAGGAACCAGACGAGGCATTAAATATGCAACAACGTCTGAAACTCGGTCGTTCGTTAAAAAAGAACAAAGCAAAGATTGCTATGGGTCGTAAACGTGCCGCACGTAAAGTTGCGAACATGGATACTCTCAAGAAACGTGCCCAGAAACAAGCACGTATGACCTTCTTCAAAAAAATCACTAAGGGTGCCGATAAAAACGATATGTCGTTCGGCCGTAGAGCGTCTATTGAAAAACGACTAGCTACTATGAAACCCAAAATAGATAAACTCGCAAAAAAATTACTTCCGACTGTTCGCAAAGGCGAAATGGCAAGGAAGAGAGGTGGCCCAAAAAGTGATTAAAGATTTCAAATCGTACTTAACTGAAGAAGCAAAGGAGGTTTATTTTACATTTGGTAGAATGAATCCACCTACTATTGGTCACGGTAAAGTGTTAGATACCATTGCAAAGAAGGCAAAGGGTGCGGACTATAAAGTCTACGTATCCCAATCACAAGGCCCAAAAGACCCACTGTCATATTCTGACAAGGTAAAACACCTTCGTAAGATGTTACCCAAACATGGTAGAAACATCATGGTTGATAAGGGTGTACGAAGTGTGTTTGATATTGCAACTAAGTTGTATGACCAAGGGTACAAACGAATCACTATGGTAGTCGGAGAAGACCGTCTACGTGAGTTCGAAGTCCTGTTGAACAAGTATAACGGAACCAAAGCACGTCACGGTTTCTATAATTTTGAGAAGATATCTGTTGTATCTGCTGGTCGTAGAGACCCAGACGCAGAAGGTGTTGAAGGTATGTCTGCGTCTAAACAACGTGCCAATGCAAAAGAGAATGATTACCCTGCATTTGCTCAGGGTGTACCAAAGTCTATGTCCGACAAAGATACACGGAAGTTGTTCAATGATGTACGGAAGGGCCTAGGTCTCAAGGAAGAGACATCTTTTAAACGTCACATTGATATGGGTTCAACTGGTGATATCCGTGAATCATATGTCAAAGGTAAACTATTCGAACTTGGTGACACTGTTGTTATCAAAGAAAGCGATGAAGTCGGCATAGTATCTGTACTGGGTGCGAACTATGTTATCGTTGAATGCGGTGACAAGAAAGTTCGCAAGTGGTTAGATGCAATTGAACTTGTCGAGAAACAGGACAAGGACATCAAAGACCGTGAAGGAACTCAACCCGCACGTTATCATTCAGGACTCAAGAAGTCTACCAAGGTAAAACGTGACGCACACTTCAAAGCAAAGAAAGATGGCCCTGCGCCAGGCGATGCGACTGCCAAGACTAAACCATCCAAGTACACCAAATCATTCAAAGATATGTATGAAGATGTTTCTCAGAAAGAACTCAATGACCTAGAGAAGTTTGCTGACCGACTACTGAACAAGTTTGATGTTGACATCGAATTCACACGTCACTTTGCTGACCGTATGAATGACAAACGTAACAAACCCGCAATTACTATTGCAGAGTTACAACGTCTATTCAAGAAGATGGCAGACAACAAGGGTAAGAAGATTAAGAAGCACGGTAACTCAGAAGCAATCCTCAAGGATATGCAGTCTGACCTTAATCTACCTGTTGTAATCAACTGGAAGAATGGTGAGTTCGAAGTTGTTAACAAAACAATAATGCGTAAGAAGGCCTTTAAATCTCCTGACCCAGAACTCAAATATGAGGGTAGAATGTTTGACAAGTTAAAGTCAGTCACCATCGACAAGAAGTCATATCAAGATGCATTGAAGGCACTCAAGACTTTAATACAACGCAAAAAGAAAGATGGTGGTGGTATACTCAAACATAGTACCAACTACTATGCACAACAAGTCGCTAGGACATATCAAGGTATGAATGACCGAACTCTTCATAAGATGTTAGGAGAAGATTGTGGTGGTGCTGGTGAAGAAGGTACGGACAAACTCCTCAAGAAATATAAGAAAGATACTCCCATGGCAGAAGATGCTGTGGAGAAAGCACGAGATAGTATCGCTAAAGAAAAGTCACAAGACAAGAAAAAACATGACCGTCTACTAGACCTTGCAAGACTTAAACGTGCGAAAACAAAAAACAGGGAGACGAAACCAAATGCTTAAGATGGTAATGACCCGAAGAGCAGGTGAACTCACTGAAGGTGCATTGGCAGACAAGTCTAAGAAGTCGGGTATCTCTGTAGATACATTGAGAAAAGTTTATAATCGTGGCGTTGCCGCATGGAAGACTGGTCATCGGCCAGGAACTACTCCCCAACAGTGGGGATATGCCCGTGTTAATGCCTTCATAGTCAAAAAGAAAAAAGGTGGTCTGAACCACGATAAGGATTTAACGTAACATGAAAACAATAAAAGAACTGATGACAGAAGCATACCAACAATTCTTGGATAAGTCACCTAGTAACTGGGGTGAGGAAAAGGTAGTCGCTTACGGAACCAAGAAAGGTTACAAAGTGATTGGTGTATGTGGACATGGTAAGGTAGACGGTATCGTACTGTTCGGTCTGGATGCGGGAGACAAGAAGTATGTCGGTAAGGAAGCAAAAGTCAAGACTGGTCAAACAGTATTCCGTTATGCTACTCGCAATAGTATGGCGGGTGACATCTTTCCGTTAGTTAAGATTGATGTTAAACGTGGTCTTCTATATAACCTATCACAGAAGTCAAATGATGGTGAAGTCGATTACGCAGAGTTCGACAGTAAGAGTTCTAAGTTGCGTTACTTACGTCTTGCCGCAACTGCTAACCTTCGTGACATTACTGGGTTCGACCCAGGCTTTGGTTCGATGAAAGAGTCTGTAGACCTTGAAGAAGTACGCAAACCCGTATCGCAAATGACTCCTGCTGAGAAGAAGAAAGATGCCGAAAGACGTAAAGAGTACAAGGCATATCAGAAAAGTAAGTTTCCCACTAACACTAGTGCTACCCAAGGTAAACGAATGGGAGAGAGGGAGTCTGTCGAAGAAGGAAAAATGAAAGAGTTTCATGCTATGGTCAAGAAGGGTATGACTGCCGCACAGATTGCTAAGAAGATTGGCATGAAAGAGAAAGATGTCGCAGAGTTCATGAAAGGTATGAAAGAATCAAACGAATTACAAGAGGGTAAGAACCTCATCCCCGACTTTCAAAAAATCGTAAAGACTAAGGGTGCAGCTAAAGTTGGTGGTGTCATGATTGATATGTTTACCGCCAGTGCTATCACCCAAGCATACGATAAAGTTAACCCCGCAATGAAGAAGAAGATGGAAACATCTGATGTTAACAAGCTTGTTGGACTTGCACAGAGACTCATGGGAGAGTCTGTTGTTGCCGAATCCGCAAGAAAAGACGCAATGAGAGATATAGGTAAACGTGGTAGAGATAGTGCCGATATAGATAATGACGCAACCGATGATGACCGCAAGGCGGCATCTAAGAATGTATTGATGCAAATCCGTAAGTTGTCTGACCTACCCAAAGGTGGTGAAATTGAGTTTGAAGGTGGTAAGAAGGGTAAGATGTCACAGGATGATGCGAAGAAAGTGTCCAAGTTGTTTGATATACTGAAGAAACCACAAGACAAAAAGAATTTCCAGAAAATAATTTCTAAAGACTTGAAAGCTATTCAAGGATTGTTAAAAAGATTAGGAAGATAATGAAATCATTTAACGAACATTGTTGTGGTTCTGAGTCCAATCTGGTAGAGAATAATGTCTATCGGGTTGGTTCTGAGAGATACTTCGAGTACTTCCGTGATGTTCGTGAATCATACCACGCAGGTAACCTAGAGGTTCAACCTCACGAGATTGATATCATTGAGGGTAACCTTGGTGAGTTCGCAATCTATAAGGGTGAGAATGTTGCGTTAGATTGTATCTTCGAAGCAGAAGAAAAGAACCCACCGTTGAACAAACCCAAAGTCGGTGGTGCGAAGAAGTACTATGTGTATGTCAAAGACGGAGACAAGGTAAAGAAAATCTCTTGGGGTGACACCACTGGACTCAAAGTTAAGTTGAATGACCCTGCCGCACGTAAGTCTTTTGCCGCACGACACGATTGTGCGAACAAGAAGGACAAGACTAAAGCAGGATACTGGGCGTGTAACCTACCACGTTATGCCAAACAACTTGGACTGTCTGGTGGAGGAAACTTCTTTTGGTAAATTACCTGACGGTGCCTCCCGTTTATACGGAATTAAAAGTAAGTAATGGTAAGATAAGGGTTTTTAGAGAAGATGTACCAGAAGAACAACTAGTATGGCATAGAGACGAGAAAGATAGAAGTCTCCACGTCATAGAAGGATTTGGTTGGTTGTTACAATATGACAACCGAGAACCTATAGACCTGTTAGAAGGTCATAGTTATAGTATAGATAAGATGGAGTATCACCGAATAATTAAAGGTGATGGTGAATTGGTAATCAGAATATATGAAGCTGCTTAATGTATTATATCGTGGTGGAGCTGGTGGTGAGTTCTTTGGTGGTCTGTTAACAGAACATCATAGTATTGCTACCAAGGGACTAAGATACAACGAGGAAACCGAGAGATGGTTTCTGGATAGAGAAGACTATCAGTCACACGAACCAGAAGTAACTAGGGTAAATCCTAGAGACGTACAGAACCCGAAGTGGAATAGTAAGTTGTGGAATGTAAGGTTAGACCATGGATATGGTTTCCCTATCAATCCAGACTTCTGGGCTGACTATCTCTGGAATGATTGTGAAGAGACGAAGACTGTTATCTTCTTGTCGTTGAACAAAGAGAGTCTTGATTATACCCAATCTCTTGCGAGAGCAAAGTTGGTTAAAGATTCAGACAGAGAATCTGGTAAGAATATGATTTTGGATGGTATCCTCAACCATGACCAGTTTTGGAACAGACCGTGGGAATCGCAGGCACACTACTTTGATATGTACATGGGAATAATACCAGAGGGACATAGTGTCTACACGGTAGACCCATATGAACTACTGTTTAATAGTGACGAGAGTACTGCAACAGAATTAGGAAAGTTAACAAACTACCTTGGATTTAAACACCCAAGTAATTGGTTAAATAAGATTAAAACGTATAGACTTAAGAATAGAAGTCTTATAAATAACACTACGTAGGTAGTACTTTAAATAAATGGGAAATACGAATGGCTGTTGTTAAAGACACGCAAGCTTGCAGGCTTCAACGAATCGAAGATAAAGTAGATAAACTTGCGGACGCTATGATTAGTTTAGCGAGAGCAGAAGAGAAATTAGTGGCTATAGAAAAAAGTAATCACAATCACTATGACCGAATGAATAAGTTTTCAAGTAAGTTAGACGAGATTGACAAGAAAGTCGATGCAAACGCACACACCGTTTACATCATAAACAAAGTAGTTTATATAATCAGTGCGGCAATAATTGCCGCAGTAATCAAATATATGTGGATGTAGGAGAAGACACCATGCAAAGAAAAGATATGAATTCGTTAATGGATGCCTACAGGTCAGTTGTCCTCGGTGAATCAGTTGAAATAGACGAAGCCCGTCAAATGAAAGACCCTAAGAAAGACTCTATGGTCTCTAAGGGCGGAAAGACTATCGTAATCGATAAGTCAAAAGAGAAAGAATACCTCGCAAAAGGTTGGACTCTTTCTGAGAAGAAGAAACTCGACCCTGTCGATGACAAGGCAAACGACAAAGATTTCAAAGACCGTAAAGACAAAGACATCGACAACGATGGTGATGTTGATTCGTCTGATGAATTCCTTCACAAGAAACGTGCTGCAACTGACGATGCAATTGATGGTGGAGACAAACCCGCCAAGAATGCTAAACCTAAGAAGGGTGTTAATCCTTTCAAGAAGGAAGAAGTTGAGGTTGAAGACGAAGACGAAGACGGTAAGAAGAAGTCTAAGAAACCTAATCCATTCGCTAAGAAGAAAGACGATGGCGAAGAGAAGGATTCCGAAGATAAGTCTGAAGACGATTCTGATGATGACGAAGAGAAAGAAGTGAAAGACCCTAAAGTTGCTGGTAAGAAAGATGACAAGAAGAAAGTCGCATCTAATGCCAAGACTGCTGAAATCTCTAAGATTGGTGAAGGTTACACCACTAACGAAGAAATCAAAGGACTAGCTGACGCAATCTCAGACCTACACAATATGTGGGAATCTGCCGCAAAGAAAAGTGTTAAAGGTGCTACCGATAAGGGTGAAGAGATTGATTCTAAAGACTCTCCCAAGGCAAAAGAGTTTGCCAAGAAGTCTGGTAAGGGTTCTGTAGAAGTAAACAACGATGACGAAGAAGGTCACGCACTTGCTACTAAAGCAGGTAGTACTGGAACTAAACCAAACTCTGGTAAACGTTCTGTCGATAACGCTAAGGGCGACAACAAGATTGTTAAGTCAACTGTTGCTGAAGAGACTGCGGAAGACATCATTGCACAAGCACAGAACATCATTGATGGTAAGACCATGGTCGAACTCGCTGACATGACTTCTAAGAAAGATAAAGAAAAGAACCCACATGACGCACGTACTAAAGATGCTAAGAATTTCTTAGAACGTATGGCAAAGAGACGTGGTTACGTTAAGGGAGAAAAGTAATGATACAATTACTTGGAACTCAAGCAGCATGTGGCACCAACACTGGTGCCGCAAGTAACTTTGGTGGTGCATCCGCAGTTAGATTGGTTAACACAACTACTACGAATTATCTAGTGACATTAGAAGAGGCTGGGGGTACTGATATTGGTACTTTCACCTTGGGTGGTGGCGCTTCCGAAGTAATTAGAAAATTACCGACTGATAAAATATTCGCTGCAAATGCCGGTGTACTAGGTGTTGCAGTTGGATTCACTTACTAAATTATAGGAACACAATATGACTATTAAAGCTCCCGCATGGTGCGAAAACGCAGTACCGACAGCGAACGGTTGGACAGACCCACAGACTGGTGAAGTGTATGCATCTGGACGATTCACTGTAGAACAAATTGCAGAATTCCACGGACAACCAGCACCACAGGTATTAACTGAAGTGCCCACACCAAGGAACAATTATGTAAAGACACCAACAATGCTTACTGAAGCACCTGTTGGCGGCAAATCTCTAGAAGAGATGACTAAGATTGAACTTGAAGCACTAGGACGTACTCACGGTATTGAACTTGACCGTAGAAAATCTAAAACAGACTTGATAGATGAAGTGAGTGAAGTCATAGACCTGTAAATTTGAGAGGGGGAGAAATCCCCCTTATACATAACTATATGATGAAATTGACAAAAGACAACCTGACGCTGTATGCAGCACAAAACTATCAGAACCCTAGATGTATTGATAGTGAAGAGTTCTTCGAAGACCTCAAGAAAATAAAATATATCAAACGATTACTCAATCGTTATAGAGACACGGGTCAACTATCCGACCGTCTCATTCTAAATCACCTTATTGTAATATTCAATGTCTTCGGTTTTGAGGCTGGATTAAACATCCTTGAACTTAAAATTGAACTTGAACACTGGGGTGTTCTAAAACCATTCCTCATATTCCTGAAAGCAATACAGAACACAGAATACACCAATATAGAAATGGACA